AACCCATACCAACACACAACACCGACACAACGCCCACATATACCCACTCACCCAACGGGGTTAGTCTTACACTATCGCTACGCATAAACCCCACCAATGCGCTCAACATAAGACGCCACACACCTATCCAATGCCTCATCAAAAGAATACCCCTCATCACTACCCAATGAGATATATTCGCGCTTGATAGATGAATTAGGTGTCCAATTATACCCACCCGTGCGCCCGTCCTTAATTATGTGCCCGATAACCCTATCGGGGCGCATATTATTATCAAAAATAAACATAACGGCGTGGGTTTCCCACTTGTGGCGCGTGCGCCTTGTTTTAATGTTATCCATACCCTAACCTTTCCCTAACTAATCGCCTACCCTAAGCGATTAAGAATAGCCCCAACGCTCACCGATTGGGGCTAAACTTAACGAATTAGAGCCACTCTTGACTAATCTTGTAGCCACCCTCTAAACCATATAAAGCAATCCCCAAAGAGTGAACAAGGTGAAAGCCCATATCCATACCACACCCACCAACACGCACCACCCTTTGGCCGTTCTTCTCGGTCAATGTGCCAACACCAGAAACCAAAGACACCCACCAAGTAAGGTCTAAAACTTGACCCTCGTGAGATGTCACCACTTTCATAGTGCGAGACATACCAGAAGCCGACACACTCTTTAGAATTGTGTACGCCGTTGGCTTTTGTTGCTTAGCAAATACAGAACACAAAAACTCTTGAGCCCTTTGAATTTCTTTCTCTTTCTCTGTTCTTTCCTTTGTAATCATTTTCTATCCCTAATCTATTTCTAGCCCCTAATGACTAGACGAACACCCTCAAAACTATCACGCCTTGAGGGCTATCGTCAAGCAATTAACTAATCTTTGCTTCGTACTTTGCTCTAATACTTTCAAGCGTTGCCTGCTTCAAATTAACCAACGCCTCCATTTTAGGCTTCACTTCTTCGTGAGCCGTCTTATAGGCCTCAAACTTTGATAGAGTGCCCCAGATTTCTTCCTGACGCTTTTGATTGCTCGCACTCAAAGCCTGACGCTTATCGTGTAAAACCTTGTAAGCCTCGTCAATCTCGTCCGAAATTTTACGATATTCGGCATCAAGATTATCAAAATCATCTTTCACGCTTTGCTTCCACAATTTTTCGGCCTCTTCCAAAGGCTTACGATAATCAAAAGCAACAGCACTAGAAGATTTAAGAACCTCTTCCACTTCAGACTTAAAACGAGACTTCAAGCCTGAAGGTAGATTTTCGTGCAGTTCTCTATCCTTCTTATCTACCCAAACACTCCAATTTACTCTTTTACCCATTTATTGCCCCTAATCTATTCTGACCTCATCAGTGGACGCCCTACGCCCAAACCCCCAAAGGGGTTTCGGTCTAGTGATTATATAACGCGTTATGAACATTATCAAGGTGACGATTAAGGTCTAAACCACAACCACCTAGTAATAGCCAAGAGTTCCAATCATAAGTATCAAGAACTATGTCTATTACTTCATCACTATAATCAACCTTGAAGTAATCCTTAAATGATTTTTTAATATCTTTCACGAACTTATCTTGCTTATTCATCTATTATCTCCCTAATTTATGAGCCCCCTACGGCCTCACAAAAAGAACACTATCACACCCCAATCGTGAGGTGTCAAGTCTATTTGATATTTATTTATGTGAGATACATCACACCCTAACCTACGCCTCGGTAAGTTACGCTTCGGTAAGTTACCCACCCGTAACCTAGCCACAAGTTGTTCAATAGATAGTCGCCCCACAATCATATATAACTAAGCCAAGCCCCTTACATATTGTGAAAGTTTGCACAAACTACAGGCACTATGCCCTAGATTTTGCCCCCTAACCTAACCCTAACCCTCAACTACAGGTTGAGACTATTCTTTGACGGGGGGTTTTAACATTACGAGCGCGACACCCCTCCACTCTCTACCCATATATTTTTTCTAAACCTTGTTGGGTGGGTTTTGGGTGGGGTGGTTTTGGCCTATGTTGAGCCTGTGTGGCTCAAGAAAGGCTTGTGTTTCCGCAGGTCAAAGAGGGTGCGGGAGAAATTGTAAACTCCCACCCTTGTATATAGTAGAGGGGCTTTTTAAAGCCCCGCCCCTCTACCGGCTTGAGGCCTTTCAGGCCGAAAGCGGCGCTTCGCTTGGGGCTTCGCGCCGCGACCGAGTGTTAAGCGAGGTCGCTCACTCACTACCTTCGGTTCGCTCCCGGTAGTGAAAACTAAAAATTTTTTTAACCTTATGAATAGTTATGACGGGCTATTTTTATACCTAGAGGAGTTCCTAGTCTTATGCCTAAACAGCAGGACAGTCTCCATCTAAGACTTGCAGCAGGTAAGACTTTGGATTCTAATGAATCTAAGTCCAGGCTGCTTGAGATGATAGCCAAGGGTTTCAGTGTTGAGGATGCCTGTAAGGCTGTTGGTAAGTCTTCTAAGACTTTTTATTATTATACTAAGTCTGACCCAGATTTTGACCGTGAAGTTAAACTTGTCCGCGCCCTTAAAGCCAGGGGTGGTCAAATCTCTGATGAAGACAAAGCAATGTCGTTTAGGGATTTTCGTAAAGAGTTTATGAAGTCTGAGACGTTTGCTCATCAGCAGAACGTTATTGACCTTATTGAAAATAATGACCCTTCTTGGTTACATCCAAGTATGTTGTTTGAGCAGGGTGTTAAAAACTATGTGCTAGTTAATATGCCTCCTGAGCACGCCAAGTCAATGACAGTCTCAATTGACTACATCACATATAGAATCTGTGTTGACCCTAATGTGCGTATCAAGGTTGTGTCTAAGACACAGACTATGGCTAAAGAGTTCTTGTATGCTGTTAAGCAAAGATTGACCAGCCCGTTTTATGTGGACCTTCAACGTAGGTTTGCACCGGCTGATGGTTTTAAGGCCACTTCTGATAAGTGGACCCAGGACGCAATTTATATTGAACGTGAGTCCGGCGAAAAAGACCCGACTCTTCAAGCACTTGGTATTGGTGGACAAATTTACGGTGCCCGCGCCGATTTGATTATTCTTGATGACTGTGTGACTTTGTCTAACTCTGGTGAGTATGAGAAACAGATTAGATGGATTCAACAGGAAGTCTTAACACGTATTGGTCCAACAGGTAAGTTGTTGATTGTTGGTACCCGTGTTGACCCTATTGATATGTACCGTGAACTTCGCACTAATGACAGGTACCCTGAAGGTAAGTCTCCTTGGACTTATTTGGCTATGCCTGCGGTTTTGGAGTTTGATGAGAATCCTGAGAATTGGGTTACTTTGTGGCCTAAGTCTGATAGGCCTTGGTCTGGCGACCCTGTGGACCCTGATAAGAACGGCCTCTTCCCTAGATGGGATGGAATTAGACTAAAGCAACGCCGTAGCGTTTTGGATGCTAAAACGTGGGCTATGGTTTATCAACAGCAAGATGTTGAGTCTGAGTCTGTTTTTTCTGCTGAACTTGTTCGTGCTGCTGCTAATGGTATGAGAGGTTGTGGTCCGCTTGTTGCCGGTGCTCCTGGTTATCCTGCTGACACTTCAGGCTTCTACACCGTTTGTGCTATGGACCCTGCTATGTCGGGTGACACCTTTACGGTTGCTATTTCTGGTGACAGGAATACTAAACGTAGGTATCTTCTTGATGCTTCTCGTATGCCTGCACCAACTCCGCAGCGTATCAGGGAAATAATTTTTCAATGGACGGAACGTTATAAGCCTGCTGTTTGGGTTATTGAAAAAAACGCTTTCCAACTTTTTTTGACGCAAGATGAAGAGATTAACGCTTTTCTACAATCACGGGGTATACGTCTTGTACAACATTACACGGGCAATAACAAGATGGACCTTGAATACGGGGTCGCTTCTCTTGGTACTTTGTTTGGCTCTTATGGTCCTGATGGTAAGCCAGCTAGGAATGCTCTTATTGAGTTTCCGCGAGCGGAGTCTGAGGGTGTTAAAGCACTTATTGAACAACTGATCACTTGGTCTCCTGGTACAAAGAATAAACAGGATGGTCCGATGGCTTTATGGTTCGCTGAAACCCAGTTAAGGGATTATGTAAACCAGCAGGGTAGTTATGGCAAGACTTGGGTTCGTAACCCTTTTGCTACACCAATTGATTTAGCCAAACGACAGGTTGTTGATTTGGAAGAGTATGCACGCAAACAGCGTGCTGTTAACGCAGGATGGTACTAATATGGCAATGCCTAAAAAGAAAGCAACTCCTAAGAAAAAAATTGGTAAAGACTCTAAAGATTTAATTGAATATGTTAAAGGTAATAGAGTTT